GTCGTTTAGGTATTGCAACACGCAACGAACAAAACGGATACGTTAATAGCGGCAATACGCTTGAAATAGTAAGCAACACAGTCAACGACGTAGCCATGACAGTCCTACCTAACGCTCCTATAGACTCTGCTACAGGCTTACCAGTCCCAACGATTGCTGTAGCGACTGATGGTGGCGTGAGTGTTATTACTGATTCTGGTGTTGTTTATGATTACACCGAAGTAGCATCTGCTCGTATATACAACGAAGTAGCCTTTGATGGTAATTATGTTTACGGACGTAACGAAAATTCGCAGCAATATTTTGGGTGGTTATTAGGCAGCTCTGATAGAACATCGCACGATGTAAAAGTGTACCGTACGGCTTATACTGACGGGTCTTATGTTGGAACTGCTTTTCTTGGTACAGCTAATAGTGATGTAAATCCTGTTGTAGTTAAAGGCGATGGTGAACACGTCATAGGTACACGAGAAGGTATATCACCAATAAGTAATATTAGCGATCCAGCTAACGGCATGGTCAGCTACATCACCTCAGACTACAACACAGGCTGGATGCACGGTGACATCAAAGGCACATTCCTGTCTGACACCACTGCTGAGACTGTAGGGGTTGATGAGTCTACAGAGCTTGTTACTAATGGTACGTTTGATACGGACTTGAGTGGGTGGACTAATATTAACGCAGGCGTGTCATGGGTTAACGGTGCATTTTATACTGATGGAACATCTAGCGGTGATATAGCTAGGCAACAAAGTTTAGGTTTGATTGAAGGTCAGACATATCTAATTAGCTTTGATGTTGTTGGAATAACCGCTGGCTATCTTGGTATTAAAGTAGGTGGGGGAGTTGCTTACATTTATGGAGTAGACGGCAGTTATTCTGTGGTTGTTAGAGCAACAGACAAAGACAACATTCAAATAATGGGTGCCAGCAATGCTGTTGGCTCAATAGACAACATCAGCGTCAAACAAACTGGCAACCTTGTGGTGAATGGTACGTTTGATGTTAATACGAGTGGGTGGACTCTTGGTTCAGGTATTACTATATCAGGCGGGCTACTTAACTTTAATACCGTTGATAACCAACAAGTAACCCAAGCAGTTGCATTAGACACTGGTAAGAAATACGTAGTAACTTATGATTACACGCACACATCAGGAGTAACTTTAAAAGTTAGGCTTGGCGGCAGTGATGGTGAAGAGGTAACGCTTGATACAACATCAGGTCAAAAATCATTAACACTTACAGCAGGTAGTGCTGATGAGTTACGCATACGCACTAATGGTGCTGTTGTAGGCACTATCGACAACATCAGCGTCCGCCTAGCTGAATCCGACCGAAGCGTAAACAACAACGGCTTGGAAGTACACGGTGAGATTGTTAAGGCCAGCGTTGCCGCAGGCAGCGACCTTGTGGCTTACTCTGGGTTCTCTGTTGATGACTACCTACAACAGCCATACAACAGTGACTTGGACTTCGGGACAGGTGACTTCTGTGTGATGGGTTGGGTTTATAATACAAATGCAGTTTTAGATGAAACTATATTATGTAGAGCATCAACTGATGGATTGAATAAGCTACTTTTCCAACTAAGAAGCGACAACACTTTGTTGTTACAGCTAATAAATTCAGGAACTTCGAATTCATTTAGCACAGGTACAGTACCCATTAACACTTGGTCTTTTGTATGCTCTGTAAGAACTGCACCAGATCAGATTGAGCACTATATAAACGGTACGTTTGACTCAGCAGACGTTATAACAAGCAGGTCAATTTCTGATGCTACGGCTACTACTCTTATAGGAATTAGAGACGATGGGATACAACCTATCTCAGCTTCTTCACTAGCCCTACTACGCATCTCAGCCACTGCCCCTACAGCAGAACAGATCAAGCGCATCTACGAAGATGAGAAAGTATTGTTCCAAGAAGGCGCACAGGCAACGCTATACGGCACGTCTGATGCAGTGACAGCACTGGCCTATGACGACACTACTGAGCTACTCCATGTCGGTACATCGTCAGGACGTAGTGAGTTTAGTGGACTCCGTAGGGTTGGCAATACAACTAATGCAGTCGGTACAGCCATCTCAGCATCTAACGGCATGGTTGTGGAAGAGTAATGAAGCATAATACCTTCCAACGTCTACTAGGGGGTGGCTTAATATTCACCTCACTAGTGGGCTGTATAGGACTGTATAGCTACGCATCTCCAGCACCTAAGCATAAGAACGTAGTAGCTCTCATTGAACTCACTGACACCTTAGACCGTGAAGGCGATAATGTCTTAGCGACTACTACGTACAGTGAGGGTGCTGAGAATGTATGCTATATCAAGATTAAACCTGAAGTGTATCCTAACTGCATACAGCATGAAGTGATGCACTGTTTCAGTGGTGACTGGCATGAAGGCTACGACACTGATGACTATTGTTATGAGGAATAATTATGACAGTTAAAGTAACAAAGCCAGCCATTAACCTGCGTGAGAAGCTAAGTGAGCTGGAGAGTAATAACAAGGATGAGGCTCGTATTGGGTCTTTAGAGTCCGACAGTATTGATGTTGGTACGCTAGAGGTTGATACGATTTCTAGTGATGTAGCGGTAAGTGGAGACATCAACTTCGGAGACAACGACAAAGCCATCTTCGGTGCTGGCAGTGATTTGCAGATTTATCACACTGGTTATGATTCATTAATTGATGACGTTGGCGATGGTAGATTAAAAATACGAAGTAATGGTTTAGGCGTAGATTTACAGTCTACAACTGGCGAAGTAATGTTAAGAGCATTAACAGATTCAAGTGTATCTCTTTACTACGACAACTCAGCCAAACTAGCCACAACCTCCACAGGCATTGATGTAACTGGCACAGCTACGATGGATGGGCTGACGGTTGATACTACAGCCTCCAACGGAGTAACAATTAATGCTTCTGATAACTTAACTACCAACTATCCTTTAAAAGTACAGAATGCGTCTGGCTCTGGTCGGCTTGAGCTAAGTACATACGGAATCAACAATAACATTGACCTAAAGTTACAAACTCAAGGTACTAATGCTATTTATATTGATACCAATAAAGACATCAGCTTCTACGAGGACACTGGCACAACGGCTAAGTTCTTCTGGGATGCTTCTGTTGAGTCTTTGGGAATTGGTACTACGGATATTGATACGTGGAGCCCATATTGGCACGCACTACAGGTGGGCACTGGCTCATCTTTGGTGGGTGCTTCTGGGGTGACTTCTCGTACATTCTTATCTGATAATGCTTACAATAATGGTAGTAACCAATCTACATCTTGGAAATATTCTAGTACAAACGAGGCTTCTCAATATACTCAGTTAGACGGCACTCATGTATTTCGCACTGCATCATCTGGCACAGCAGATACAGCTATTACTTGGACAGATGCAGTAACAATAAATAACAGCGGTAAAGTAGGTATTGGTACTAGTAGTCCTACTTCTAATTTAGAAATACACGATCGTACAGATAAGACGATGACAGCTACTGCCGCTGGGCAGCTAGAAATACAAGGTGACGGCTACGGTTTTGGTATCGCTTTAGGTGCAGATGGCGCTGCTCTATATAACAACTCCTCTTCACGGGCTTTAATGTTCGGTACTAATGAGACTGAACGTATGCGTATTGACGGCAGCGGTACCTTGCTTGTGGGTACTACTTCTTATCCTTATACTGCTGGTAACAGCGGAGTTATGATATATGATGCTTCTGACTGGTATGGGCGGATTAACTTAGGCAAATCTCTTAGTGGTAGTGTTTGGGGTCTACGTTGTTACCACAATGGCTCTGGTGTTGGCGGTATTATGTATGGCGATACCTCTACATCCTTTAACACCTCTTCAGACTACCGCCTAAAAGAAGATTGGCAACCTGTAGCTAACGCATCAGACCGTGTAGCACAACTTAAACCAGTAAACTTTGCATGGAAAGCATCAGGTGAACGTGTAGACGGTTTCTTAGCGCATGAGCTTGCTGAAGTAATCCCAGAAGCAGTTACTGGCACTAAAGATGCTATGCGTACTGAAGAGTATGAAGTATCTCCTGCTGTGCTGGATGATGAAGGCAACGTAGTTACTGAAGCGGTAATGGATACTCGTGAAGTTCCAGACTATCAAGGTATTGACCAGTCTAAACTTGTACCTCTATTGACTGCGGCACTGCAAGAAGCATTAACTGAAATTGATAATCTTAAAGCTCGCTTAGATGCGGCAGGACTATAAGGAACTAACTAATGGCAACATTTACATGGACTATCGCTAACCTTGAGCGAGCACAAGACGACTACATCACTATCGTACATTGGCGTTGTGATGGCGAAGAGGGTGAACACTCTATCGGTGCTTATGGCACTGTGTCGTTCACACAAGAAGACGGCGAAGAGATCATCCCTTTCGCTAACCTAACTGAAGAGCTTGTACAAGGCTGGATGTTTGAGAAGCTAAACAAAGAAGAAGTGGAAGCGGCTGTACAGGCTAAACTGGATGAGCTAGCTAACCCACCTCTAATCTCTGGCTTGCCTTGGGCGCCTGTTGTAGAAGCTGAAGTTATCGAGGCTGAATAATGGAAATGGACGTGTTGTGGGGTATCGTATTGACTGCTGGCTTGAGCGTTGGTGGTTTCGTACTTCGTTATTATGTATCGGAACTGCAGCGCGTCCAGATCCTACTCAACCGGACTCGGGAAGAGATGGCTAGAGAGTACGTTACCAAGGCTGAAGTTCACGCCGATATTAATAGGGTGCTAGACTACATTGAGCGTCTGGACCAGAAGTTAGATCGACTAATAGAGAGCCAGAAATGGGATGGTGCAACAGAGCGACGCTCGCGTTAATAGCTGTCTCGCTGCCGTTACACGCAGCAGACCCAATAGTTACAGAGTCGACAACCGACAGTACGGTTACGACTAATGGTGAGATGACCACTACGGTTAACTCACCTCCTCCCTCTGCTATATCTCCACAAATATCAGCGAATACGAACTCTGACTTATGTACGGTCGGTGTTGCTGGTGCAGTTCAAACACAGATACTCGGTATATCTATGGGTTCTACAGTTCGAGATATGAACTGTTACTTGTCGGTATCTGCCCTACTAGGCGCGTACTTTGGCTTCTCTAATAGGAGTCCCAAGAAGTGACAGAACACCAACTCGACTTGCTAACTGATGTAATGATGGAGTTACATTATCAAGCAGGTATAAATAACGACGATGAGATGCGGGAGGTAGCCGATGCGCTGTCTGCCGTACTCAAGCATTACGAAGAGACGGAGAGGCAAAATGCTGCAAGCACTGATCGGGCCGGTAACGGGGCTCCTTGATAAAGTAATAGAAGACAAAGACCAGAAAGCAAAGTTAGCCCATGAAATTGCTACTATGTCTGAGAAACACGCTCAGGAGTTGGCTAAAGGTCAATTGGAGATTAACCTCGCAGAAGCTAAATCTGGATCACTGTTTAAAGGTGGCTGGCGACCTTTTATTGGTTGGGTTTGCGGTTTTGCCTTTGCTTATCATTTTATACTACAGCCGCTCATTGTTTTTGGGGTGAGTGTATCGGGGGTTGTGATACCTCCACTGCCAGAGTTTGACATGAGTTCCCTAATGACAGTGATGATGGGTATGCTTGGTCTTGGTGGACTACGAACATTCGAAAAACATAAAGGAGTAGCGAAATGACTTGGACAGCTAAATATTTCAGTGAATCAGAGATGGCCTGCCAGTGTGGTTGTGGTGAATCTCCTATGGATCAAGCGTTCATGGATAAACTAGATGCGCTACGTGAAGCATATGGTAAGCCTATGCGTATTACGTCTGGCTACCGTTGCCCAGAACACCCTATCGAAGCTAAGAAGTCTAAACCCGGTGCACACGCTTCGGCTAAAGCCTGTGATATCGGTGTCGATCGTGCTGAAGCACATGAGATTATGCGCCTAGCATTTGAGATGGGTTTTAAGCGAATCGGTGTTAACCAGAAAGGTGGCGCACGTTTTATTCACTTGGATACAGCTACCGCTGAAGATGGTTTCCCAGAACCAACAGTGTGGTCTTACTAATGCGTAAAGTAATAGAGGCACGAGAGGTAGACGGCAACGTCGAACCGACTCATACGGTAGAAGCGTTCTGTGCAGCTTGTGGGTTTGACCTAGATGAAACAGAACTAGCAGCAGACACTTGCTCTGACTGCGGTGAACCCCTAAACTTACGTAAGAACGTAGCCATTCAGGTAACTACGTTACCGTCAGCGTTTGGCGAAACTATGTAGGTGACTGTATGCCCCTAAAGAAACTTGTATTTAAGCCGGGAATTAACCGCGAAGTAACACGTTACACTAACGAAGCTGGTTGGTACGAGTGCGATAAAGTACGTTTCCGACAGGGGTTTCCAGAGAAGATGGGTGGTTGGGAGCCAATCTCAGTAGGCCAATATCAAGGCGTCTGCCGATCTCTCTGGAACTGGGTTACTCTAGGTAGTATCAACCTTATTGGCGTTGGTACACACCTCAAGTTCTATTTGGAACAAGGTGGTGGCTATAATGACATTACACCTATCCGTGAAACCACGTCTGCCGGCGATGTTACGTTCTCTGCAACTGCTGGTAGTACTACTATTACTGTTACCGACGCTGGTCACGGTGCGCGTATTAACGACTTTGTTACTTTTTCTGGGGCTACTAGCCTCGGTGGTGACATCACTGACCTTGTTCTAAATAAAGAATATCAGATCACAGTAGTCGTAGACGACGATACATACCGTATAGAAGCCGCTGTACCTGCTACAGCTTCAGATACTGGCAACGGTGGTGCATCTGTTGTGGGTGAGTACCAGATTCGTACTGGTGAAGCCTACGAAGTCCCGCTTACTGGTTGGGGCGGTGGTACATGGGGTGCCGGTCTATGGGGTACAGGCGGTGCATCTACTGAGGCTATCCGTTTATGGAGCCAGTCTAACTTCGGTGAAGACTTAGTATTCGGCCCGCGGGGTGGTGATCTCTACTACTGGGATGCTACTGCTGGCGTATCTACCCGTGCAGTAGCCGTACAAGACCTAGCTGGTGCATCGGATGTACCTATCCAACAGAACCTTATCCTAGTATCTGACATTAACCGATTTGTATTCGCTTTCGGTACTAACGATGTTGGTACAGCTACAGTCGACCCAATGCTTATTCGCTGGTCAGATCAGGAAGACGTTACTAACTGGACACCTGCATCTACTAACCAAGCAGGGTCGATTCGACTATCACGTGGTACCGAGATTGTATCTGCACGTCAGGCTCGTCAGGAAGTACTCGTTTGGACTAACTCATCGCTGTACTCACTACAGTACGTAGGTGCTCCGGGCGTATGGGGCGCACAGCTAGTCGGTGATAACATCTCAATCGTGTCTCAGAACAGTGTTGCATATGCTAACGGTATTGCGTACTGGATGGGTACAGACAAGTTCTACATGTATGACGGTCGAGTGCAGACGCTACCATGTGCAGTACGTAAGTTCGTATTTAACGACATAAACACCCTACAGTTTGACCAGTGTTTCGCTGGTACTAACGAAGCCTTCCACGAAGTGTGGTGGTTCTATTGTTCAGAAGATAGTGAATCTGTCGATCGTTATGTGATTTACAACTACGTAGACAACGTGTGGTACTACGGCACCATGGATCGTACTGCTTGGTTGGATTCAGGCTTACGTGATTACCCGCTTGCGGCTACGTACAATAACAACCTAGTAAACCAAGAGTTCGGCTGTTGTGATAACACCGATGGTACTCCAGTACCGATGCACTCCTACATACTATCTGGCGAGTTCGATATAGAAGATGGCGACCACTTCATGTTGATTAACCGTATCATGCCGGATATATCGTTTGAAGGATCTACTGCTACCGCACCCACTGTCGATATGACGCTCTACCCACTAGCTAATTCTGGTTCTGGGTACAATAACCCTATGTCGGAAGGCGGTAATGCTGGTGGTGCAGTAGCTCGTAGCGCGACTATCCCTGTTGAACAGTACACAGGGCAGGTAAATACACGAGTACGAGGTCGGCAAATGTCTATAAAGGTTGAGTCTAATAGTGACGGCATCCAATGGCAGCTAGGTTCTCCTCGCGTAGATATGCGACCAGACGGACGTAGATAATGGCTAACAATATAGAGAAGCCTCAACCACCAGCGTTACCACTAGCGCGTGAGCAGTACGATAGACGAGATACAGACGAGACTAACAACATTCTACGTCTGTTCTTCAACCGTCTAACCAATGCTCTTAACACGTTATTGAATACGAATGACGGTGGTAAAGTACTCTATATGCCACGTGGCTTGTTCTACAGCACCGCTGACCAGACTGCCGCAGCTACAAATACCGGATACCCTGTAGAGTTCGAGAACGCTTATATCGATAACGGTGTGAGCATCATAGATGATACGAAGATTACTGTGACTGCAGGTGGTATGTATAACTTTCAAGTTACGATGCAGACAAAATCTACTAACTCGTCGGATACTACGGTCTGGACATGGATCAACAAGTCAGGCACCGATGTTCCCTACGGCGGTCAAATACAGACAGTTAAGGGTCAAGATGACCACGCTGTTTATTGGAACTTCTCAATTGACCTAGAAGCCGGTGATTACATTGAAATGTACTGGGCTACTGACAACACAGCATTACAACTTTACACAGAAGCCGCTACGTCACCTCATCCCGGTATACCGTCTACGATTGTTGCTGTTTCTTTCATAAGCAACTTGTAGCTATAATGGTCGTTCCCTTAAACCAAAAGGAGCGACAACCATGGAATTTCTAGAAGTATTTAACGCTGTTGCAGAATCCTGCAAAGCGATCCCACGTGAGTATGTACCTGCAAAGTCATACGACGACCCCATCAACGAAGACACCCTAAACTTAGATAGTCTTGATATCACGCTTACCTTCGCAACGCTAAGTGATGTGTACCAAATACCAGAAGAGCTAGAGAACAGCTGGCCTACAGAATCTGTAGGTGCATTACGCGACTTTATAGAAGCCAATAAAGCTGTAGACCCTACTGATGAGTACCCAACAGGAAAAGCGGTAGCGAGGGCGTTCAAATGATTTATTTATCTATGATGGACAAAATCAGCACCGAAACTCCTAGGGTGGTAGCTGATGGGGCGTTCCCACAACGTGCACACATTATCGAATCTTCGCTTCGTAGGCTCAAAGCCGGGCTTGGTACGCCGGCTCACAGGCTCGTAGACAGCATAGCTGATTCGGTAGATGAGTATGTAAACGATAACCCAGTCAAACGAGCTGGGTTAATTCTCGCTGGGGGCACGCAAACGTGGAACGCTAACCAGTGTAAATACGGACAGGATACTAATGCCGAACTGTACTACGCAGTAAAGAGCCCTATGTTAGGACTTACAAATGTTTACGCTGGGCGTCTGGCCGCTAGATTCGGAGCACATGACCACGTAGCTACAGATGCTAGCGCGTGTGCTTCTAGCCTTAAAGTGCTTATGGATGTGAAGAACCTCATCGAGAACTACGACTTTGACCGAGTTATTGTAGTAGCCGGTGAGGAGAGCGTGAACGCCGTTATACTGGACCTGTTCGGGGATCTTGGAGTAAGTATGCAGCTGAAGGAAGAAGAGGAAACGGGCAATAAGCCTTCGGCCTTTGACTCCACCAACCACGGCTTCTACTTAGGACAAGGCGCCGCTATTGCGGTATTCGAACGTGCTGATGTGTGTAAAACTGAGCCGCTTGCTAAACTGGTAGGTGCGTACTCTGCTTCTGAGAACTATGCCAACGCCCTAGGCCAACGCGATGATGGTGACGGATTCGTTAAAGCTATAGAAGGTGTATTAAGGGTAGCAAAAGTAGATAGAAGTGAAGTAAACTTGGTTAAAACGCATGGTACTGGCACGCCAGTTAACAATGCTGCGGAAAAAACAGCCTTACAAAAATGCCTGCCTGAGTTTATAGCAACGTCTTATAAACCTCGCATAGGTCATACTGTGGGCGTAAGCGGCTTGTTGGAGACTGGATTGTTGTTAGACGCACTCAATGAAGGCTATGTACCTGAGATACCGAACCGTACAGAAACGGATTCGGTGTTTTTGTCTGCGCGCGCTCCAGCCCCTGATGGTATGTTTCTTAGTCTAGCTGCAGGTATGGGTAACATTTACTCTGCCGCACTGTTCTCTCGTGAGGTGTAATCATGGAAACAGTAGACAGCAAACAGAAACAACTACCCCCACAAGAAATCATAGCCATGGCGGCAACACAGCAGGATCTACCCAATGTGAGTGGTATGGAAAACCTTACCCCCGCTGCAGCGATGCTAGCAATAGCTAATGAAAGTTCGTTTGGTACATTTAATATGAAGCAGTTTGGCAATACGTTGTTTTTGTACCATAGAGGTACTGGTAAGCACGGAAAGCAGATAAACATGCGCCCTATTAATGTAGATACCGCAGCTAATTTCGCTAATAACGTCGTAGCATTTATGCGTGCAGCACACAAAGAAGGTATACGACAGATCCAAGGTAAATTCCGCTATGTACCCTATGTAAACTTATTCAAGCTCATGGCTCGTCGCATACGGGCAATGCCGAATAACAACGACGTAGCATTCCGTATAGCTAAAACCGAATCCGGTGCGTATGTAGTACAGGGTGTCCTCGGGGAGGGTTTCAAGTAAATGTCAATAATCATTGAGCCAGTAAAAGACCTCATTGATGACGCCTTTGATATAATCGAAGATGTTGGTGAGTCCATTATCGATGGTGTCGAGTGGATAGCCGATGAGATAGTCGAACCTGTCTTTGACGCAACAGTCGATGTTGTCCAAGCTGCTCTCGATGATCCGATTAAAACCATAGCCCAAGTAGCTGCTGTAGCAACCGGTAACGCTTGGGCTTTACCTCTTATTGCGGGCGCAGACGTTGCCTTAGCTGGAGGTGACTTCGGTGATATTGCCACGGCTATGGCCGTATCCTACGTTGCTGGTGAAGCTGGCGAGTTCGTAGGTGAATATGCTGGCGAATACGTAGGTGACGCACTTGCTGGTACGGATCTAGGTAACTACCTTAACGAAGTTGCCGTTGCTTTGGAGTACGGCACTGACATTGGTTCTGCACAGACTGCACAGATAGTAGCCCAAGATGTAGGGATTAACGCCTTGTCTACCGCTATTGGCGATATGGTGGGCGCATCTTTAGGTAGTGCTACTACTGCTACTATTCTTGGTGGTGATCCACTAAGCGCCGCTACTATGGCAGCTATTAACAGCAGTACTAAGTACGTTATGGACAAAGTTGGTAATACCAACACCACGTACAGCAACCTAGGACAACCTACACAGGATGTAATCAAGTCTAGCGTATCTACTGTACTATCCGGTGGCGACCTTACTAACGTCGCTTTGGATGCAGCTACAAACTACGCGTCTTCGCTAACCAATGCCGTATCTAATATGGCTACGGATTTCGGTCTAAACGAGCAACAAAAAGCTATTGCGGCTTCGGTTCTCTCTAACGCGTACGCCACAGCGTTTAAAGGTGGTGACGTCTCAGCAGCTATCGACACTACGTTCGCACAGATAGGCACGCAAGAGCTTGGTGACAAGATCAAAGAATTCGGTACTAAAACGTATGAGGACATTAAAACCGCATACGATAAGGCCACTACCGCTGCGGATGAGTTCAACACCACTAAGGATGAACTAGCGATTGTACAGGGCGATTACCAAGACTTTATTGATAGGGTTAACGGTGAAGTAGCGAAGGGTCAGGAATACACAGAAACAGCGCAGAAAGCTGGTGAAACCTACACTACTAAGTACAACGAAGTTGTAAAACTCCAAGAAGCCGCTAATAAGGCTATCGATAAGTTCAACGCTGACCGTACTAGCCAAGCGAATTACGATGCAGCTAATGCAGCTATCGACAAGTTCAATAAAGCCAACGACGCATTGCCGACGTATATGGAAGCCTACGAAAAAGCGGCCAAGACGGCAAACGACTATAATTCTGCACTACAAGGCAAATTTGACGAAGGTGGCGACTACACTAAAACCATCTCGGCTTACGAAACAAATATCAACAAACTGCTAGATACTGCAGCTGACCAGAAAGAGATATACGAGAACTACAACACGTTGTTCGAGAACTCCTTCGATATCCTTAACACGTTTACGCAAGAATCTACGAAAGTAGCGCAGCAGAGCATTGTCGACGTAATGACCGAAGACGGGTTCGACGCTGAATACTACGCTGATAAGGTCGGTGTTACTAAGGACGAGGCTGTACAGCACTACCTAGAAGTTGGTCAGTACGCCGATGTACCAGTAAACGCTGAGATCGAAACCTCTGCATACCTACAAGACCTAGACTTGTTCGTTAACCAAGCTGCACAGGCTGCGGGTGTTAACCTTACTACGCTACCTCCAGAAGCGGTTAAAGAGATAGTCAACAATATCGGTCAGAACTACGACTCCTCTTTAGCGTTACAGAACGCTATGAAGGCTGGTGATTACGGTAACGTGACTACTGCTATACAGCAGCTAGCGCCAGATACTTCTGACTATGCTGGTTTAGTTAAAAACGCATCAGTAGGTCTAAGCGATGGTGTTACATACACTGACATTGTTAAAGACCCAAATAATTACTACGTAGGTGTGTCGGAAGACGGTGAAAGCCTAGTATACAAGCCGCTAGATGCACACTCTTACAAATCCTACAACGCCGAAACCGGTACTAACGGGGTTACAGGTGTATTCGATTCTGACGGTAACGGCACACTGGTCTGGGGTTTTGAAGATACAAACCCAGATACGGGCGAACTCACTATACTAGTAACCGGCACTAAAGACGGTGATCTACCTATCTACGCTGCAGGTATTGGTTCTGTAGATGCCTCGCTTATCTATGACTTTATCGGTAACGCTATTAGAGAGCAGAACCCGCTTAACGAGATAGCCAATGCAGTAGATTACATCTGGGAAGACCTTGGAGTTGGTGAGAAAGCCTCTGAACTTGTTAACAGCGCACTAGATTGGGCTGAAGAGACTGGCCAAGACCCCGAGACATCCGACTGGCTACGTGACACTCTTGGTGTAGTTATCGCTGGTGGCGGTGAACTGTTCGATGCGTATGTCACAGCGTTCGACGTGCTATCTGACGAAGGTGCATCTGACGGTGCCAAGGCTCTTGCAGAACGTATGGTTAAGTTGGGTGGTGATATCCACTCTGACCAATATAAAGAGAACCTAGCGGAACTTAACGAGATTATGGGTCAGGGCGTAGATCCTGATGCACCATGGTACGAGCAGGTTGCACAGCAGGCGTCTAACGTATTTGAAGCTATCGGCGAACACCCGACTACATTCCTAGCTGAGTTCGTGGCTACAGAACTTGTTCAGGAACTACCTACTGTTCTTACATTCGGTGCAGGTAAAGTACTCACTGTCGGGGCTAAATCGGTAGGTTACGCAGATGACGTAGCTAAATGGCTTGGTCGCACAGGTACACTCGCTGCTGAAACTGTGGCTGAATCGGCTGAAGCCTTCGGTGCTACATACGGCGGCGCATACGACCAGATCAAGAACGAAGCACTTAACATGGGTTACTCTCTCGAAGAGGCTAACCAGCTAGCAGAAGATGGCGCTATACAATCTGCATGGATTGCTACCGGCGCTGCACTAGCAGCTCAAGGTGTTGGTGGTCTAGAGATCGAGAAACTTATCCTAGATAAGAAAATCCCATCTAAGACCTATGCTTCTATCTGGGATAACCTAGGTAAAGACGCTAAACAGATCATATCTGCAAGCGGTAAAGAATCCATCGCAGAAGCTCTAGAAGAAGGCTTTGTCGAGTACACTACTGGTACATACATTCAGGATAAGGTTAACCCTGATTACAACATCATTGAGGGTACTACTACTTCGGCACTGCTAGGCGGTATTGCAGGTGGCACAGTTTCTGGCACGGTCGGCACTATCTTCGGTGGTGCACAATACCTAGGCGAAGCATCAGACGTATCGTTCACTGACAACATCCTGAAGCAGTACTCAACTACTTACGCTGCCGATATTGATGCGGCAGTAGCTACTGGCAACGTAGCAGATGTAACCAAGGTTCTAAAAGACTATGGCATTACAGACACTGCTACCCAAGTAGCCGTAACGAACAAGTACTACGACGCGACTACGCAGACACTAGGCGAAGTGCAGGCTACGGCAGCTGCCGATTTCGATTATTTCGATTTCAGCGGTACTGACCTTAACGCTTACACAGGTACTGGCAAAACAGATGCTAATACAGTTAGTAGCCTAGAAACTTACGTAGACCCACTGTACACAGACGTTAACGAAGTTAAAGCCGAAGCCCTAAAACAGGGTCAGGTGCTAACAGACGAGCAGGCACAGCAGTATGTAGGTCAGACTAAAGAGACCACTACGCTCAAGACAGTTAACTCGGATGCAGATAAAGCAGTTACTACGCAAGATGAAGCCGCGGATATGTTCGCAGCTCTTGGTTACAACGTAACTAAAGAAGAGTTAGCAGCGTACCCTACGCTACAACAATTGCAGTCCGGTGCTAATGCGCAGTCTGAAGCCGATATCAAGCAATATATAGATGCCTACGCCGCAGATCGTATGTTTACATACGACGAAGCTAAACAGGCTCTGCTAGATGCTGGCTACGTGAACCCTACTGATGAACAGATTAACCAGTTCGTAGGTCAGGCTAACGATGCAATGTTCCAAGCTAACCAAGAGAAAGCGCTTGGTGAGTGGTACGACAAGGCAACTACTACTGAAGCTGAAGCTAAACAGTACTTCGCAGATCTCGGTTACGTACCTTCTGAGCAGGAGCTAGCGCAGTTTGTAGGTCAGGGTGATGACACCTTCGATTCTACTAACAAGACGAACCTCGGTGTATATGTAGATCCACGCCAGACTACTGAACAAGAAGCTGCGGCTATGTTTGAGGCTGCTAATGGTTACAAACCTACAGCAGAAGAGCTAGCACAATTCACAGGTCAGGGCGGTCAGAACTTCCAGACCGAAACAGGTACAGCAGTAAGCCAGTACGTAGACCCACGTCAGGTAACTTACGAAGAAGCACAACAACTATTTGCAGACGCTAACGGCTACGTACCTACCGAAGCTGAGTTGGAACAGTTTATTGGTCAGGGTGGCGAGAACTTCCAGACAACTACTGGTACGCAGTTAGGTGAGTATGTAGACCCACGTCAGGTTACTTATGACGAAGCTGTTGAAATGTTTAAGGCATACACCGGTTTCGACTACACACCTACACCGGAAGAACTGCAAGCGTTTGTAGGTCAAGGCGGTGCCGATTTCACTACAGGTCAGCAGACTGGTATAGACCAGTACATTGACGACAACAGTGTTACTGGCGAAGAAGTTGTAGAGTACGTTAAGTCTCTAGGCTACCAGCTACCCGATAACGTGAACCTAGATTACCTAGGCGGTCAGTTCGCGGAAAACACTCTGCCGGATGTTATTACAGATAACCAAGGTGCTATGACGTACAACCTGCTGTCGGCAACGATGGAAGGTTACGCAGCACAAGGCGCAGCAGCAGACGAAGCTCTACAGAAGAGTATCGACGACGTTGCAGCCGATCTTGGTACAACGAAGGAAGAACTACTTACCGCTCTCGGCGAGACTGAGCAGAGCCTACTTGATAAGATGGCGGCTGGTAACGAAGCTCTGGCTACCCAGATCGGCGAAGTAGAAACAGCTCTTTCTGCAGACATCGCAGACGTCGCAACAGCTCTAGGTACTACAGAAGAGAACTTAACCGCCGCTATCGGTGATGTAGCCACACAACTTGGTACTACAGAGCAGAACCTGCTCGATGCTATGGCTACTGGTGATCAGAACGTCATCGACACAGTAAATAACACCATAGCTAATACAGAAGCAGCTCTATCTGCAGATATCCAAACTGTAGCTGATACGTTAGGTATCCCACCACAGACGGTTACACAGAATGATATTGATCTAGTCTCTAACTGGTTGAGCGGTACACAACCTGAAACGTGGTCTGACTACCAGCTTGGTTATGACGTGGATGGCGACGGTCAGATTACGCAAGCCGACCTAGAACTTATCCAAGGTAAGGACATCGCTGCGCTAGCAGAGGCTGCTCCAGATTCACGCTATGGCAACATGCAGACTATGTTCGGTTACAACGAGCAGATTGCAGCAGACCAAGCGTACCAGAACCAGATGTTGCAAGAACAACAGCAGCAGATGGAAGAAAACATCCAACAGCAGATGCAAGAAAATCTGAATACTCAGATGCAGCAGAATCAGCAGTTGGCTACACAAACACAACAGATGTCTAACATCGGCGACCTGTACCAAATGCTTATGGGTGCTGAGGACATTTCTGGACAACAAGTTAGCGTAAGGGCATCAGATCCTGCTAGAATCAACTATATGTACGATTTCAGCAGTATATTTGCTAATCCACAACAGGCGGGACTATTTGCTAGTCCTTATGGAGTGTACGCTGAAGGTGGTAAAGTCGAATCGGATGATGACGACGAACTATACAGATTATTGGGAGCACAATAATGGGATTTACATGGGACGGTCTTTGGGACGATATCTCTAGCGGGGTATCTGGGTTCCTTACAGAAAAAGACGGAAGTTTAGACTGGGGTAATATCGCTACTGTCGGTGGTGGTATTGCAGGTGCACTTGGCCTGTTTGATGGTGAAGTACCTAAGACTGGTTATCAGGGGTCTATCCCACGCTACACCATGGTACGTGATAAAGTGCCGGGTACTAATGATCCTAACCGTCGTCCGGGTAGTTCTGGTCAGCGTTACCTTACTCGTCCACAGTACGTTAAGTCAGAAGGTCTTCCAGCCGCTCGCGCAGCATCTGAAGCTGAAGCTAAGAACCTAGCACTACGAAATGCTGAAGTCCGTAAGGAAGTAGCTGGCGCAGAAGAAGCTCCTACTACAAGTAGTAATATCATGGATTTTGTGCAGAAAGCGAAGGGTGGCCCTATTCAGCGCTTCGCTAATGGTGGTATGCCACAGGCAAATACTATGATGCAACAGCGTCCGGCAATGCCGAAACAGATGGCGCCACAGGGTATGCCGCAAGGTAATATGCCTCGCCCACCAATGCCGCAGGGTCAACCTAAACCACAGATGCCTATGCAGAACTTCAACGCGGGTATCGGCGGACTAGGTGCTAAACCACCAATGCCAATGCCTGCTCCGGCTGCGGCACTAATGCCACAAGCTCCGGCTAAACAGAATCCTGAAGACATTTTGGCGTCACTAGCAGCGACAGGTAAGGTTGCTCCACCTCCTGCTCCAGCTCCAGCGCCTATGCCTATGGCTCCACAGAGTATGCCACAGCGCCCACCACAGATGCCGGGTGTAAACCCAATGGCTATGCGTAACTTCGCTAATGGTGGCATTGCTAATGCTATGCCCCAACGCCCTATGGCTCCACGTCAAGGTGGGTACTTAGGTGGACAAACTGATGGCATGGCGGACCGTATTCCTGCTAACATTGAGGGACAACAGCCAGCCGCTCTTAGCGACGGTGAATTTGTAATCCCAGCAGATGTGGTTAGCCATTTAGGTAACGGCAACTCAAATGCAGGTGCTGATAACTTATATAAGATGATGGAACAAGTACGTAAAGCGCGTACTGGTCGTCCAGAACAAGGTCGTCAAATCGACCCTAACAAGTTTATGCCTCGGGGTTAATCATGGCTGATACAATTACAGACACTTCAACTGCATTAGATGGCCTAACCGGCGATGCTGGGCAGGTTACAGGTTCAGAATCATCTCTTTCTAACTGGGCTGGTGACTACGTTACTGACATGCTTGGCCGTGGCTGGGCAATGGCAGATGAAGGCTACCAAGCCTATGAAGGCCCACTAACTGCGGGTGAATCGACCCTGCAGGGTCAGGCGTTTTCTGGTCTAGCTAACCTAACTATTCCTACTGGGCAGCAGACTACTTTTGATCAGCAGTCTTTCACCGATCCGGGTGTTGCCCAGCAGTACATGAACCCTTATGTAAATGCAGCATTGCAGCCTCAGCTAGATGAGCTACGTCGTCAGGCGCAGATCTCTCGCGTTAATCAGGCTGGTCAGCTAACTAAAGCTGGTGCTTACGGAGGTTCTCGTCAGGCTCTTGCCGATGCCGAATTGACTAGGGGTATGCTAGCTAACATGGCCGGTGTAACAGGTCAGGGCTACCGCGACGCTTACAACCAAGCACAGCAGCAGTTCAACGCAGAACAGAACCTAGGTCTACAGGGTGCACAGAACGCACAGCAGTATGGTCTAGCGGCTCTAGCAGCTCAGGGAGCTGGCGGTGCGCAGCAGCGTGATATTGAACAGCAGGGTATGACGGCTGATCTACAGCAGTTTAACGAAGAGCGCGACTTCCCATACAAGCAGGTGCAGTACATGCAGTCGCTACTTCAGGGTCTACCTCTTGCAGCGCAGAGCTACAGCTACTCGCAGCCTAGTACACTTTCTAACCTACTTAGCAGTGCTGGTGGTGTGGCTGATCTGTATGACACTATCTTTGGTGGTACTAGCGATACTTCTGGAGGCGAAGCATGAACGGCGGAATCGAAAACCTAGTGCAGCAGAAAATAGACGTGTACCGCTCTAAGCCTGAAGCACTACAGAAGAGCTACGCACAGAACCAACAGCTTATTGACCTGTTAGCACTACAGAAGATTAAGTCTGAGAAAGAGTCGGCGGCACGTCAGATGCAGATGCAGGCTCAACAGAACCCACAGACTGTAGCACAACAGCGTGAGCAGCAGCTTATGCAGATGACTCAGAACGAGATGGCTCAACAGCAGGCTGGCGTACTACGACAGAAACAAGCGCAACAACAGCGTGCTATGCAGGCTCCACGCCCACCCATGCCACAAGGTATCGCAGGTGTTCCAGCACCTAACATGGCTCGAATGGCTACAGGCGGCGTAGTTGGTTTTGCTAACGGTTCTGAAGACCCAATTAACGCAGCCGATATCCGTGGCCCAGAGCCAATGCTAGATACATCAGACATCGAAGCTCGTGTTAAAGCTGCACGCTCAATGGAAGAGAAAAAGAACATCGTTAAGCAGGCTATCAATGCAGGCGAGATCACTCCTAAAGTAGGTGGTCGCATGTTAGGTATTCCTGAAGATGTTATGGCAAAGAGCGATGAGCGTCTTAAACCTATATCTCAGAAGATTGGTGAAGGTATAGGTGCGACTATTGAAGGTATCAGCGATGTAGCTACTACACAGATACCCGAAGGTACCCTATTCGACCTACTCAACCCTGCAGAATACGCAGATGAAGCTGTGGCTCTTGGTAAGAACATTTACAAAGGTATCACTGACAGCGGTCGTGGTGGAGAGACTCAAGTACCGACTACACCTCCTCCTGCCCCAATCGACACTGTAGAGCCTAGTGGTGACACAGCCGATTCCTTTGGCGTGCTAAAAACTGATGCTAAACCTGCTCCAGCACCTAAAGCTGGTGGTATAGCCGATCTTATGCCTACTAGCACTACTGCACGTACTGGTACAGGTTATAAAGATAAGTCGATTGAAGACTTCAATCAGAACCTTATTACCGACGCTGACAGTATGAAAGAGCTTATGGGTCAGTTCGACAAACCTGAGCTTGAGATTCCGGGCTTCGAGGATATTCAGACTAAGTACATGGACCCCGCACGTCAGTGGTCTATGGATAGCTTGGCCGATACGCCTGAGCAGAAGGCTCGTATCCAGAAGATGATGGAAGAGCGTCAAAGTGCATATGACCGTATTAACGACCCAGAGCGTAATAAACGTCGTGCGCTTATTAATCGTCTAATCGCGGCTGGTGGCTCACGTACTGGTGGTAACATGTTTAAGAACATGGCTACAGCAGGCCAACGCACTGAGAACATTCAGGATCGTAACATTCTTACTGCAGCTAAAGACATGCAAGACTTTGAGCTTGCTAACATCATTAACCCAGAGCGTGAGAACCGTAAAGCTGCTACGCAATACGGCGCTAGCTTAGGTAATGTAGGTCTACAGCAGGAAGGTACAGCGGCTCTGAACCGATACAAAACTGACGCACAAGATCGTGCTACAGGTATCGCTGGTGTTATCGCTAACCAGAAAGCTGAGATGCAGGGTGCCATTGATCTTGCCAAGGTTAACGCTCAAGAACATGCTAACTTGCTAACACAGCAACGTAACGAGTTCGACAAGCTATTGGCACAATACCGCCTAACTACTACTGACATGGTAGAAGCCCAGCAGCAGATGGTAGATCAGGAAGCAGCACTTAAAGATCGCCTAGGTGGTACCGGTGATCCACGTATTGTATCTGCCCTAGACGAATACACTGAACTACAAACTAAGTTCGTGAAAGAAGGTCGCCCTGCAGGTATGGAAGCTGGAGTAAATGCAGCTAAACAGCGCCTAGATAGCCTAATCCGTTCTAATCCGCAGATTAAAGCTATTGCAGAGCAGATTATAAATCTACGTATGCAGCAGAAGTTCTTACAGGAACGTCTCGGATATGGTAAAAATAGCACAGTGGAATCCGGTGGTTTCAATCTAGAAGATCTAATCAATGACTCTACGATAACACCACAGTAATAACCTGTAGGAAAACAAGATGGCACAGTATTCGGTAGTCGCTTCTGACGGTAAGACATATACACTAGACTCAGTAGAGGGTCTAACCAAGGAGCAGGCTAAGGCCGTAGTTGAGGGTAAGCTGCAAGCACAGCAAAGCCGAGACGCTATCGAATATGCCAAGAACTACGACGAGTACACTCCAGTAGTCGATGACCTAGAAGAGCTGATCAAAGGTGTTCCACGTGGTGCCGTTAATATCGGTGAGCTTGCGGCTCTAGGTATCTCAGAAGGTCTAGGCGCAGACGAAGAAACTCGCCAGTCTATTAAAGACGTAGCCGAATCGGCTCGTAGCCCATTCGCTGCTGATACTGGTCCGGGTGGTGATACCGTTGGTGGTATGATCGGTGAAGGTCTAGGTTCTATGGTTCCTATGGCGGCTATGGCTCTTACTGGCCCCGTAGGTTTTGGTGCCGCCGCTGCTACTGGTATAGCCGCTGGCGCTGGTGAAGCTACAGAACGTGCACGTGCTGCTGGCGCATCTGAAGAAGACATCGATACTGCTGGCCTATCTGGTGCGGCTATCGGTGCAACTGAGATGTTGCCTATCTTCCGATTCCTCAATCGCGGTGGTAAGGAAATTGCCCAGAACTTCGCTGACAAAGTTTGGCGTTACGTTGGCTCTGCTACAGAAGAAGGTGTACAGGAAGCCGCAGCTGCTATGGCACAAAACATGGTCGAGCAGCAGGTATACAACCCAGACGCAGATATCCTAAACCTAGACGTTGCTGCAGAAGGTGGTGTCGGCGCTACTGTCGGTGCTATCACTCAGGGTCTTGTCGATTTAGCGATGCGTGGTAAACGTCGTGGTCTAACGGCGGGCGAAGAACCTACTCCAGAAACTGAAGAAGAGCGTAACGCTAGGATTCAGACTCGTATAGGCGATAAAGCTAGTCGCTTGGGTGTAGACCGTGAAGACGGTCAAATGGATATGTTCGGACTATCCGATGCCATGGGCCCAGAAGCTCCTGCACGTGCAGAAGAAGAGTTAGTAGACGAAGAGCCTACACCTGAAGGCTTACCTATCGATGACCTATTCCCTGAGACGTTAGAGCAAGATATCGATTCACCATTCCGTACACCATTCGGTGAGTTCGGTGAGCGCAATATCCCTGCAGATAAGCAGCTGTCTATTGTAGAAGATCAGACAACACCAGAAGAACTACTAGACCCAGAGCTACGTCGATACAAAGCCGCTGCACGCCAAAAGCAGTTAGAAGCTAAATCGGCTACGGATGAGAAGCCTAAGAACGAAGTAGAGGCTCGTAAAGAAGAGACTCAGGCGCAGCTAGATGAAGCTGTGGATACTAAGAAGGCCCAGCTCGAAGCTATTATGGGTATGCAAGCGCAGGACCAAGCGCAGGCAGCTAGAGATGTACAGGCAGCTAACATGCAGATGCAGGGGCGTAGTGAGCCTCAAATGGATCTCTTCCCAGAGACACGCACTGCTCAACCAGCGCAGCAGCCGAAAGCCGAAACCCCTACTAGGGAAGAAGCCAAGCCAGACCCACGACAAGGTGACTTGTTAACAGGTCGTGCTGGACAACTACCAAACGTACCAGCCACGCAATTCGACACTGTAGAGCCTCAAGAGTTGTTAGATCCACGTATGCGTGCGGCTAAGTTAGCTGCCCAACGTAAACAACAAGAAGCTGGCCCTGCGGCACGTATGGCAGAGCGCCGTGCGGCCCAACAGCAACAGGAAGCTCAACAGCGTTCAGCACAACAAGCTGAAGCATACAGAGGTCAACAGGCAACTGAGCAAGGTAGAGCGGCGCAAATGGCGCAAGATACCGGCACTCCGCAGCCTGATATGTTTGGTGGGGTACGTGGTCAAGTTACGCCAGAGCCTGCAGCGCAGACAGCTACGACACCGCGTGTCATAACTAAAGAAATGCTGGACAACGCACGTATCCTACCAGCCGCACCAATCCGTAAACGCGTTACTGGTAAAGACATCAATGATCCAGCGGTACAACAGGATCTACGTAACTTTGCTAACAATAAGTCTGTCTCTGCTACAGCTAAAGCAGGCGTTAATAAACTGTTGCAAGATGCGCAACAGCAAGGTGATCTGTTCGAACAACCAAAACGCCAACCTAAACCTGAAGTTGTACAAGAACCTGTACAGGAGGTTAAAGATGGAACAGCCGAAACTAAGCCTACCCGAGTTCGAGCTAGCTCTACAGATCGCGGACGAAGCGATGAGCAGCGAGGAAGAACACCTAGTGCTAGACCTGCCGGAAAGCCTAGAGCACCTGAACGCAAACGATTGGCGGAAGATAAGCCGGTTCCTAGTAAGCCTGCAAGAAGAGCAGTACGAGTCGACGATACACTAGAGCAGAAGCCTGCTCCTAAACGTATTACTAAGCCGAAAGCTAAGAAAGAAGAAAAGCCTAAAGCTAAGTACGGTCGTGTAGCCTCTGGTGTTACTAACTGGAAAGATCGTGAACCTACTAAACCCCGTTATGTGTTCCGCCAAGCAGAGAGCATGGTGCCGTATGACCCACGTTTTGACGTTAAGAATAAACCGAAGCGTGACAAGGTAGCGGCAGAAGAGCGTGTAGAGCGTGCAGATGTTAGTGGTACTTATGGTGAACAGCGTTCACAGCTACGTGTTCTATTGGCACCAAAGGGCACACTAGATGTAAACCCAGCTCTTGAGAACCATGAGGTTACAGATAACCTGCCAGAGTCAGATAACGCTGCGATCATATCTGTTATTAAGAACACACGTGATCCGGGCGCTAAAAAGACTAACGAGGCATGGGCTGCACGTAATTACTTCGTAAACTCTAAACATGACCGCTTCATCGATAACCTAGTTTTGTTGGGCTACGACCTCGCCAACGGTACAGCTAAGACTAAGAGCGTATATAACTGGGTGTCTAAGAACCTAAGCCCAGAAGCTAAGGCTATCGTCGATAAGTGGACTAAGCGTTTCGATGCTGAGAACAAGCACGCTGCCCATTATGTTAACCGCCTTGACACTGTGATTAAGAGCAATCGTAAGGCAGCTACGGCGGCAGAACAGCAACTACGTAAAGAGACTATGGGTGACATGGACGAGTTCCGTGACTCTATGCAGGATCTACGTAATATCGATGCCCCCGAAACTACAGGACTAAACGATATCGAAGACATCTTCGGCCCACTGTTCCGCAAAGAGCTTGCTAAGATTGATCCTTCTGCCGCTACACTACAGACTATCCACCCAGACGTTTCGGAAGCGTTGATGCGTGGTGAACTACAGCGTGCTCTATTACTTGTTGGTGAGACTAACCCTAACAAGCAGGTGCAGGCACTAGCTAAGAAACTAGCTAGTATGGTCGGCACTACAAAAGTGGTAATGGTAGACAACATAAGCGACTACTTACCAGAAGTTAAAGGTGACGATATCCTTGGTTACTACTACCCACGTACTAACACTATCGTTATCCGCAGTGATGCGGCTTCTACCCATACTCTATTGCACGAGATGATGCACGCGGCTACTAAGTTTACGTTGGTTAAACAGGGGCACCCTGTAACACGTCAGCTAGATACTATATTCAAAGAAGCCCGCACTGCTGCACAAAAACTATATGGTAAAGAGAACATCGAGAAGGATATCTATGGTCTTACTGACCTAGATGAGTTCGTAGCTGAGTCTATGACTGACCCAGAGATGCAGAAGTTCTTAAGTCGAATCAAGTCAGATGGTGGCAAGGTAAATCTATGGGACCGTTTCGTTAACGCCGTAGCTAACCTAGTGCGCAACATGTTGGGCTACCCATCTAAACCGCCGTTCTCTAGTGCTATGGCTGACGTTGACCACTTAGTGAATACAATCCTTGCACCTGCTCCTCGCTACATTAACGCTAACGGTAACGCCTACAAGTCTAGTGATGAGATAGCTAACGATATCGGTGGTATGGTCGCTAAAGAGTACAACAAGACTGCTGGCACTAGACTGAAAGCCGTATGGGAAGCGGTAGCAGGATCGGCTCGTGCCATCCCTAGCTGGTTGCTACCTACTAACGCCTTGGTCGATTTGGTTAAAGACAAAATCCCAGCTGCGTTACAGCTTGATAAGTTGATCCATGCACAGAGTGGTGAGCTGGCTAAATACGCTAGTATTAACGAAGCTACTATTAAGAAAGTACAGACTTGGAACAACAAGCATGGTACTGAGCACGGTAAACTACTTAAAGCTGTCATAGCCGAAAGTACCGTTGCAGAGGTAGACCCTTCCCTTACTCGTAAAGAAGCTGAGGCTAAGTATGTACTTCAAGGTACTACTATCCCAGACCAAGAGAAGTTGGATGTATGGTCTAAGCTACAGGAGCCATGGTCACGTCTTAAGTCAGTTGGCGGTGCAGAGATTTATCAGACCATGCGCAACTCGTACAAGATGTACTTCGATAAGATTCTTAACGACCTTAACGTGCAGCTAGGTGAGACTGTTACTGACCCTGCTATGTTGAAGCAGATTCGTGAAGTTGTTGCTAAGACACACATCATAGACCCTTACTTCCCATTGGCACGCACTGGTCGTTTTTGGGTTAAGTACACTGCTACCGATAACAACGGTCAGCCAGATACGTACCAAGAAGCGTTTGAGTCAGAAGCAGAGCGTCAGGCGGCTATTGAAGAGCTTAAAGGGTTAGGTGCTAAGGACTTCGAAACTTACGTTGTAGATAGCAACAAAGACTTTAAGAAGGCTCCACCTGCATCGTTCATGGCCGATTTGAATAAGACGCTAGCAGCCAACAAAGCTAGTAAAGAACTTAAAGAAGCTGTAACTAACCTGTTCCTAGACTCGTTACCTGCACATTCATTTATGAAGTCGTTTAAGCGACGTGAGCGTGTTAGCGGTTTCGACTCTGATGCTATTGGGGTATTTGAAAAACGTATCCACGCATTGTCCCATCAAGCGGTAGCACTAAAATACGGCGCCCAGCTACAGGCACTACAGAACGAACTAGAACAGTCCAAACGCGAAGAGTTTAAAGACGATCTTAAGACGCAAGAGTACATCGATATGCTTGTCGATGCTGCAGACTTCGCACGCTCACCAAACATTGCCAACTGGTCTAAACGTATGACTACTGGCTTGTTCGGTATGACCCTCGGTGCCAACATCTCTGCGGCTTTCGTTAACATGTCACAGGTACCTATGGTAGTCGGCCCACAGCTAAGTGCTGAATACGGCATGGTTAACACTACTAAAGCGTTGAACAACGCCATGCGATTGTTCATAGGTAGTGGCACTAACCGTAAAGTTGATGTTATGACTGGTGAAGGTCTTAAGAAGGTTGATGCTCGTGCTATGCCGGGTATGGACAACGTCGATTTCGCTGAGATGAAGAAGAATCCTAAGACTCGTAAGCTAGCAGAGGATATGGAAGCGTTTGTAGAGGGTATGACTGAGATGGGTCAGCTTAACCGCTCCATCACTAACGATATCCTAGACTTTGACAACTCCCTAGGTCTTGCACGTAAGGTCAATGCTGTAAGTGGTTTCTTGTTCCACCACGCGGAGCGCTTCAACCGTCAGGTTACTCTTGCTGCGGCGTACCAGCTTAAACTGGATGCGCTACGTGCAGATAAGAACAACACTATGACCGAAGAGCAGATGCGTAAGGTAGCACTAGAAGATGCTGTAGTACGTTCAGACCTATACCACGGTTCGGTACACGCTGCAGCAGCACCTAAGCTGACTCGTGACAACATCGGTCGAGTACTGGCACTCTACAAACGCTACGGTTTGTCTCAGTACTACATGATGTACAACATCGCTAAGAACATCAAAGATCCAGAAGCTCGTGCCCTAGGTCTCAAGCAGGCTGGTTACTTGTTAGCAGGTACATCAGTAGTAGCTGGCCTACACGGTATGCCACTCTACGGTATCTTCAGCATGTTGTACGATATGTTCAACGAAGACGACGAAGACGATTTCGATACTATGGTACGTAAGGCCACTGGTGAGCTTGCATTTAACGGTGCGGGTAACGCCTTGTTCGGTTGGGATATGGCTAGCCGTATGGGTCTATCGGACCTTCTATTCCGTGACCCGTTCATGGCAGATGAGAAAACATCTGTGCAGATACTGATAGAACAATTAGGTGGTCCGGCATTAGGTATCGCTAACAACATCGAACGTGGTATCACTAAGATCTACGAAGGCGACACTGTTAAGGGTATTGAGGCTATCTCGCCAGCGGCTCTACGTAACGTGATAAAGTCAGTTCGCTACGTATCTGATGAGGCTAATATCACTAACTCCCGTGGTGCTGTAATCACAGATGACCTAGACGCTATGGAGCTTATCGGTCAGTTCATGGGCTTTGCGCCTGCACGTTATGCACAACAATCGGCTAAGAACAACAACGAGATGCGTAAAGATAAGAACGTCAACGCCGAGTCATCTAAACTCAAACGTCGTGCATACATGGCTATCAAGGTAGGTGACTACACTGAGTACCGTAACATCATCGACGAGATTAGGGCGTTCAACAGACGCAACCCTACAGTTGCTATTGATGCAGATTCTCTTAACAAGTCATTGAAAGCGAGTGATCGTACTACTCGTGAGATGATTAACGGTATCTCTATTAGCAACCGTCGTAGACTAGAAGCAACACGTAGTCTGGATGAGTTCAGTGATGAAGTGACAGTGTGGGACTTCCTCTAGGCTAGTCGCCACACCCTAACACCAAAACGGTCTCGTTCTACGGATTCACGTAGCGAGACCTTTATTTTTCTCTCTGCTGCCTGTTTCTTTATTTGTCGCATCGCCTTCTCGTAGTTGATGCACGGGACGAAGAAGGACTGCATATAGTCCACTTCATCCCAAGGCAATGTAATTGGCACGCCGTCAGGCGATATTTGATTTACCTTCGCCACCCGCATCAGGAAGCTCCTCTAGATGTAACTTGTCAGCAGGTATAGCCCATACGTTTACAGGGCCACCACTCAAGTATGTACCTTTGGACAGTCGTTTCTTCTGCCCACGTACCTTGGCATCTAGTTCGGTTTCAGTTTTGTCTCGCAAGTCAGTGTAGTTGATACGGTTGGTATCTTTCATACACCACGCTTTGATCGCACTGGCGCTGATGAAGATTACGTTCGTATCTGTCTCCCAACGACCTACTAGGCTAGCCTTCGGTGTAAGGTGTGGCACTACGATACTATCTAACCCGTTATCGTGCACACCGCGCATATCCTCTGTGCTAGTTATAGAGATGATGCTGTTTATATGCTCGTCTAAGAACCGACTAATTAGCGCCTGTGGTGAGTCTGACGCCTTCATTGTAGCTACGCGGTCACGTGCTTTTATTAACGTCTTAACAGTCCAGTTAAACTGCTCCTTAGCCGAAAACGGTAGGATGCCTAGCTTGTTACAGATGTGACAAGCTAATAGGTTACATGCAGCCCATGCTGACCAGAATCGGTTTTCTGCCTTTAGCCCTGCCGCAGTATCTATGCGTGTCTGTAGTTCTACAATACCCTTACGGATATCTTCCGCGTTATCTACTAGATGTTGTAAGTACTGCCCACCTACGTGCCCATAGTTCACTTTAATATCGTGAAACAACGCGTCAGTCTCTTCCTTGGGTGCTACGTATACCTTCGGCACGTGTATCTCTATCATACGTTGTGCTTCTGCATCTGCTACAGCCTTAGCCGACGTAACAATGTCTAGGATACTTTCGTTCGATGTAGATACGAGAAGTGTGTACCATGGTTCACCACGGTGTCTTAACTCGTTACCACTAGAGCGCATACGGTTCTTGATCTGGCCGTCTGAGTTCTCGTATATCATGTTCGATAGGTACATAGCGTTCTTATTAGAAAGCTCATCCATCGGTGCCAACATGTTCTTATAAGTTTGTAGGATCATCTGGTTGGCGTTGTGCGTATCCTTCGCCTTAATCTGCAAGGCTTCTGGTTTGCCGAAAGCTGCTAACCCCGCATACAAACCTGTTGTCTTACCAACACCCGAATCGGTGGTGTAAAAGTTAGCTGATGCTAGGTTGATACCTGTGAACTTCATAAGCGGTGCAGCGAAAGCCGAAAGTACTAGTGCTCGGTGAGCTTCTTGCCCTGCGTAGTTGAAGTAGCTAATTATCTCATGCCAACGTTGTTCTGAACCCATAGGGCGTGCCGCCGGTACGTGTTCTGCTGTCTGTCTTGCTGGCAAGTTAGGAGTAGGTTCTGCATCCTTATGGTAGGTCCAGTCACCCCATGTGAAGCTGGTGTTATCTTCTGACCAACCAAATTGTTCTTTGGCTTCCACGGCTTTTCTCTCCGCCTTTAACTTACCCAACCATGCAGTTAGGTAGTGCATTATTTTCTTAGTATCAGCGACGATATTGTTACGTGATAGATGTTTACGTAGTTCGTCTTGGCTTGTTAGGTGTTCAAACGGGATAGAAAACTCCTGCATCCCATCGTGGGGTGAGTGCTCCCTTACAATGGCGACGTGACCATAGCTAGCTTTCATAGTAGCGTGCACGTACAAGTCATATAGGTAAACGAGTTGGTGTTCCACGTTACCGTCTTGGTCAGTGATCTTCATGTATACACCGCCATTCTGGCCACGTGCGTACCCATTAGGGAACTTAGGTATGAGTACACCTTTTTCGGCTTTGATGTAGTCTCCTGTTGATACCTTAACAGGTTCAGGTTCTACAACTACCACCTCTTGCTCTACAGTAGTGATCTCTTTGCCGAGTTGGATAGGCGACTTAATTTGGCCTTGGTGCGGGCATCCTGCACACAATCCGGGTGTTGTATTCTCAAACGTACTACACAGAGTAGGACCATCGAACGTAGCAGCTTTAGCACGTGCTACATCAGGATCGTAATCGGCATAGCCACTAGATACGATCTGTACTGCCTTATCCCTATCATTACATTGCCAAGCTAAGGCCAACATCTGCACCCACTCTTCGTATGATGCTTCGGTCTTAGTTTCTAGCCGATTCTTTATCTGGGCACAGCCATCACCGGCCATTGTTCTCTTTAAGATCTTTTTAAAACTACTCTCCATGTTACGAGTGTAGTGTTCAGTCAATGGATCTAGTTCGCGCTTAGTCATACCCACTGGTAGGTTTGTAACTGGTATCAGTCCTAACCCGCCTAGGCACTTGTTGAACTCTTCAATCGTCGTAAGTTCTGGCTCTTCCTGTCCTTGAACCTGTACAGGAATCGGATCGCTCTTATGGTTGTGAGTACCCGGAACTCGTAGAATACGAGCTATATCACTTGTTACAGCTTCATCGGCACGTAGGCCGAAATCTTTACACGCTTGCTTTAGACGATCAGCTACGGGTTTCCACTCCGATGCCACAACTGATGACGATAGCACCCAGTAAACATGTAGACCGTTACCAGAATCGACAATGATAGGTTTAGGTAGGCCGTACTTTTTGCGGAAGGCTTTGAGTGCTTTAAATGCTGTTACTTTGTCAGGGTAGTCTTTGCCTTCACCACAGTCGATATCTAAGAAGAACGTCTTAAACTCTTGTATGTTGTAGGCTTTGCGGTTGTTCTCTTCGCCGATTGTGCCCAGTGCAAAGTAGGCATCTAGTTTAGAGGTGTCGGCAATAGTGGCTGCTTGTGATAACTCGTCAATAGAGTTGAAGAAGGTATGAGTAAGGGCGCCTCGGACTGCTTTATCTTTTGTATGTTTTACAGTGACGAGACAGTATCGCCCTGTGCCACTTAGCACATGCGACAAGAACTGCTTGGTATCCATGCTGGTTTCCTTGGTAGCGGTAGGGGGCTGGTAAACCCCCTACGTTCTAGTTGTTAATTACTCATCATCCCAATCGTCAATAATGCTTGCCAGATCAGATGACTCTTCTACCTGTGGTTTCTTGCTCACTTTCTTTGGCTCTTCTACTTCGTCAGCGTCAGCGAATAGACCTTTAGATGCCTTCTTCTCTTCCACTGGTTCAGCTTTAGGTTCTTCCTTAGCCGGAGCCGGCGCGTCAGTTGCTATTAACTTATCAGTCTGTGCAACAGTGAACTCGATCGCACGTTTAGTATCTTCAGAGTCCATAGCTTTAGAAACTACTTCTAGCTCTTCTTCAGTTAGCGGGCGTGCAGGTCGGAAGTACAGCTTAGGAACTTCGGCATCTTCGTCGAAGAACATAGTAGTAACAATAGCTGCGGCAGGTGCACCGTTCGCTTTCAAGAAACGAGCGTATGCTTGCATAGGCATTTTGTCGCCTTTAGCGTCACCGAAAATACTTGTTGCAGGTAACTGTAACTGATAAACAGTGTTTAAGTCACCCTCTAATGCAACTGCTAGACGTTGGCCGAATCGACAAGCACGGCTCTGACCTTGCCCAGAACCCTTTACGTTGTTAGGACAATCGTCACAAGAACGCGCTACTGGGTTCTCTACAGCTTCCGCAGGTTTCTTAGTGTTAGTGTCGTTTGACCAACATACAGGTGGTGCTGGGTTAGCAGGATCGTACTGACCTTCGTAGTAGGTACGTGATAGTGGAGCAGCATCTACAATAACGATGTTCATTTCGTTTTCTTTAGATACGTGCATCTGTTCGCCATTTACGAACTGACGGAACTTACCGCCTTTAAGGCTGATACGACGAGTAGTAATGCCGCCAGAGCCAGACGTTAGGTTGTCAGTAGCTTTCTGGAAGCGTTTGAAGATATCGCTGTTTGCTAACTCGTTAGAGAATAATGATAGTTGTGACATGTTAGGACTCCTTAAATGTCGTCATCGGCTGTTGCTGATTCAAAGTCAAACGATAGTTGTTCCATATCGTCTTCGTGGTCGGTCGGGGTAATCGTTACAGTTTCTTCTACTGCTTCAATTTCTTCCGGCTCATCTTGCGTAGCTGTTAGTGCAGCTACTACATCTGTAATGCGGAAACGGTATGTGTTGCCGATATACAAATATGCTGTTGGGGGTATGTACCCACGACGAATCCATGAGCGGATAGTCGATATACTTACTGAAAAGAACTTAGCTACATCTTCTATAGCTACGAACGGTTCAGGTTGCTGTGCAGACATATGCACCTCCTTATTTCTTACGCACTGAGACAATGTACTCATTGTCGATGTTCAAACCTTTCGGCATGAGGTCAGGGTTCTCCTCTAGGAACTGCTTAACGTTTGTCTGGTTAAGACTTTTAGCAAACAGTTGAGGTACGTTGTGCTCCGTAACAAACTTGTAGATTGAATCCCAATCGCTAGTCCAGTAACGGGTCTTGATAGAACGGTAGAACAAGCCAGCTTCCGTGCGAACACTCTCGACATTGTTTTCTTTGCAGTAGTCGAGTAGGGCACGTTTGATTTGTTCTTGTTTCTCTTTAAGATCACTGTCTTTCTCATCGAACTCGGCTTTGAGTTCTGAGCGTTTGTTTTTGATCTTGAGGTACGTGGCAGTTAGCTTATCAACAGCTACGCCGTCTACAGTAGATGCAGTCATGGCTCTCTCCATTTGTGGTTAGTGTCTCTTGTAGTATTAACCAGTATAGTGACAGATAGTTACCTAGTCAAGTAAATCGTTGTAAAGGTCTATCATCTTTGTGTGAACGTCTATTCTGTTACTTAATAGTGAGTAAATGCGCTTTTCTACGTCACTACCTTGTAGGTGAATAACCGTAGACGGGTGGCGCTGACCACTACGGTGTACACGTGCGTTAGCCTGTGCATATGTTTCCAGTGAGGAAGTTGGTCCCCACCATACAACAGTGTTAGCTGCTGTTAGCGTAACACCATGGGCGGCAGACTGTGGCTGTATTAACAGTACACGTATGTTCTTAGTCTCTTGGAAATCTTTGAATATCTCTGCACGTTTACCTGCGGGTACGCTACCTGCTATGACCTCAGTGCTGATACCATCTGCCTGTAACTTATCTTTGAGAAGAGCTATCGTATTCCTAAACGGTACGAACACTAGTACCTTCTGACTCGATTCGTCTATGGCCTCTTTCAACACGGCATAGCGGTTCTTGATATCGAACTGTATGGTGTCACCATCATCGGAGTATGCGGCACCACAGGATATCTGTAGTAGTTTGTTCATAACGATAGCCGCATTTGCCGCTGTAATAGGTTCACCTGCCGCCTCTATAACACGGCGTGACTTCAACTCGTTATAGTATTTCTTCTGTTGTGCCGTCAGAGCTATCTCACGGTGCACGTAGGTCATCTCTGGTAGATCAAGGCACTCATCCTTGGTAAACCGTATCGCCGGCTGTAACGCGTTATACACAGTCTCAGTAGCAGACTCTTTAGGTACATACTTAAACTGGTTGATCTTGTACATCACTTGGTCACGGAAGGCGCTCATAAATCTCGGTACGCCTGTAGGGTTAACAAGTTTAGCTAGACCGAACGCATCGAGTGGTGACTGTGCAGCGGGTGTGCCTGTCAGCATCCACAACCATGTCTCAGGTTTTACTAGTGCGTTAAGGGTTTTCCAACGCTTAGTCTGTGGGTTCTTATAGTGAGTAGCCTCGTCGATAATGATTAGGTCGAAGCCACCTTTAGCTATCTCATCGTACACAATACCTATGCCGTCATAGTTAATGATGACGAACTCAGCACCTGCATTGATAATTTGTTTACGTTTAGCTGGCGCACCATAAGCGATATCGACACGACGGTGCATAGCGAATGTGAATAGGTCAGCCTTCCATGCAGAGTCCATGATAGATAGTGGGCACACGATCAGTGCGCGCTTCACCTTACCCTGTTTCATTAAGAAGTCAGCAGCCCAGATAGTACTCGCTGTCTTCCCGGTACCCTGCTCGTTGAAACAGAACGCACGTTTGTTAAGAGTAAGGAAGCTAGCCGTAGTCTTTTGGTGTTTGAACGGCGCGTACTTACCTGTCCACTGGTACTGCCCTTCGATTGGTGACGGTGCTTTGATGTTAAGGTTACGGAGGAATTGCACCTCATCCATACCCCAGTTAACTACCACTTGGTTATTAGGTAGTTCTTTGCTTTTTGGTATCACCTGAGTAACTTGCTTAGGGTTACGTAGGCGCATCAGCAATGCTTTGTTCTCTACAACTTGCATGGTTTTCTCCATGAGAAATAGAGCGAAGTAGGTGTCTACAACGCTCTAGCTTATTATGTGGTTGTGCCCTGTTGTAACCACCGGTAGGGCTTACCGGTCAAAATCCCCTAGGGGGCGGCTTACTTTTTCTTACGTGTACGTGAAGGCTTGCTCATTGCACCGCCTTCAGAACGATTCTTCTTAGGTGATTCTAAACGAACACCGTTCTTGTTGCTACCGCCCTTGCTAAGAGGTTTTTTGTGAGCAACGTCTTTACCGTTACGGCGTGGCGACTTCTTAGTAGTCGACCCTGTATCTTCTTTATCAATCTTACGACGTGCACGCTGGCGCTCCATTCGGTCGCCGTGCTCACCCCGTGCTTTCTGTTGCTCGTACTCTTTCTTGTACGGGCGCTTCTTGTTTACGTATGGCATTAGTTTCTCCCGTTGTGCGGACATTCCAGTACAGGGCAGTGCTTACGGCATAGTCCACTAGGGTTAGCGTTCCATACGTCGGTCTCGTAGGCTTTCTCCATACGACTGTATTTCGATAACCACTTAGCCCACAGCTCTGCTTCTTGGTCACGTGTGTACGTGTCCTTAACAAATTTATCACAGACAACAAACAATAGCCCTGCTTTTACAGTGTCTATGTCAGGGAAGTGTTTGAAGATAGCCAGTGCCATCAACTCCAACTGCCCCTTATCTGCATACTTGGCAGACTTACCTGTCTTGTAGTCCAGCACTCGGGCTTCTTTCTTTGGTTTGTTAAGGATAACCAGATCGGCTATACCTCTGAACCATACGTTATCATCGTCAGTGCTACATGCTTCTAAGTCAGCAGTGAGACCCATCTGGAACTCACATAGCTTCTCACCCTCCATGGCGTTAAGCCTATCCAGTAGCGGTATGATGTATCCATACTTCTCAGGAATCGGCTTACCATCACGAATGTAGAACTCAGCAGCTTCGTGTACGGCAGTGCCGTACCGCATGGCCTCAGTCTCCACCACAGGGTACTGTTTAAGAACTTTCTCGTAGTAGAACTGGCGTGGGCATTGTTCAAATGCTTTAAGCCGACTGAAAGACCATTTCTTACTCATTCGTTACTCCAACTTAATATCCGTTTCACCGCTTCTCGTACCGCATGGCTACTGTCGTTCTGCATAGTAACAAGTTTAGCTAAAGGCATCTCTGCGTGAGTTACTGCAATGTATCTACCATACGCATCATCATTATCAGCTATACTTAGTAACACAGCTACCATGTCTCTAATCGCTGGGTGCTTACGCTCCTCCTTCATAATGAGTATGTCTGCTTCGGTTATTACAGCGTTACCTACAGCGATACGTGAAGGTACGCTATCGCTTCGACCAACGGTGGAGCTTACCCCTGCACCAGCCGTAAGGCCACCCCATATGTCTTGATTAACTATAGCCATTATTCACAATCTCCGTATGATTTAGCAGTACCAGACTCACAGTCTATCGGCAGACCTTCTGCCCATTTAGGGATAGAGCGCATACACATCTCTACGTATGCCTGTGCGTCAGCAACCTCATCCTCTTTAACACAACACACAATGGAGTCGTGTACGGTCATGGCCACCTTATACTTCTTACTTATCTTGAGCATCTGCCAACCGATAATACAGCGGGCTAGTGCTTGGCAAAGGTTCTCGACTACCTTACCACCGTAGATGCGGTTCTTCTGGCCACGACGTGCTTTGTAAAAGAACTCGTACTTGCCATCGCTCTGCTCTACTGTCAGTCCATCATATCGTAGTGTCAGTCCCGTAGGTAATCGTAGTGCGAACTCGTTAGGGAGAACATCAATAACATCGAACCTACCAACGTTATACTTAGCACCACGCGTCATGTTCTCTAACATGTTATTGCAGTCTTGCCACAGTCGGCTGATCTCACCGTTAGCTCTTCGATAAACTTGGATAATGCGACGTGCCTCTTCCAGATCAACATCGTATACACCGAAGGACTTGAGCTGTTCTTGGAAGCGTACTGCACCCATACCATAGCCTGCCCCAAGGATTGTGGTCTTACCGATAAAGCGTTGGTCTTTCGTAACCTCGCTCTCATCCTTGAGGCCATAGATCTGCATCGCCATGTGCTTGTAAACATCTTCCTTCCTCTCGAACTGACCGACCAGATCATCTTGCTCTGCAAGCCATGCCAGTACGCGTGCCTCTATCTGAGAAGAATCGGCTTCGACTATCATGTAACCCTCGGGTGCTACGATAGCTCTCTTTAACACCTTACCGTTAGGGCCACGGCTAGGTAGGTTCTGTAGGTTGATCTTATCTGTACCACCCCATCTGCCTGTATGGGCAGCGTAGTATTTAACCGGTGCGGGTAGCAGACCACGATGTGCGATGTCTATAAAGCGCTTGGTACGTGTCTCTTCTAGCGTTGACTTGTTACCGAGTCGTGCTTCGACTAGTGCCTGTACCCGGGCATCTTCGTGTTCTTGTAGTGCCTTGAACCCTTCGTCTGTCTTAGCAAACGCATAGGTTGTCTTGCCCGTTGCTGCCGATACCTTCATCGGTGGTTGTACACCTAGACCTTCTAGCAACTCAGCGAACTTGGGGTTGGACATCAGGTCTTTCTTATCAGTGATACCTGCGTTGTCTAACAGCTCTTGCTTTTGCACACCAAGAGAGTTGAGGTGGTTCTCTAACAACTCAAGGTCAAGATCTAGTACAGGCTCGACGTACATGCGTAGCGTCAGGTCTATCAAGTGCATCTCGAACTTGGGTACTTTAGGTGACATCTTTTGGAACAGGTCGTAGGTCAGCTCGACATCGTTGATACAGTAGTCACCGTAACGTGCAAGCTCTGCGTCTGTGAAATCTTCTAAGCGTTTACCCTTAGCGTTCTCTACCTCAGTACCTTTGACACCGATACCGTAGCGTTCTGCTAACGCCTTAAGAGAACCACCTGCATTAACACCGTGGAGCATACGCCCCATACTCAACGTGTCGAACCAGAACTTAGGGCTTATGTCGTAACGCCAACTGATAATAGCGGCATCGAACATAGCGTTATGTGCAAGTGCTGCACTGTTAGCCCAATCAAAACCTTGTAGGTATTCTTTGATCTGTTGTTCTGTACCACTAGCCCATTCGGTCGGACCATCATTAACCTTTACGCCAACACCAATGGTCTCGAACTGTGTATCCCTAATGTATGACTCTGTGGTCATTTTAGTAAGGGAGTAGTCTTTATCGTAATAGGTCTCGAAATCTAAGGTAATTAGATTCATTTCCTCTCTCCACTATCTTTTTTCTCTGTAATACGTTATGAAATACACTTCACTCCAGAAGCCTCAAAACCATTGGAGTTCGCGCCGGTATTAACTCTCTCTCCATGGTACCGGCGCTTTTTTATTTAAGCGTATCCTCTAGTTCTTTAATGGCTTCTTCGGTCATAAGGATCTCTGCCTCTAGATCCTCCAACTCGTCGTGCGTTAACGCACAGGCCACTCGTTTCATATGTTCAATCTGATGTCTTAGTTCGCTTATGCGGTTCTTTATAGAGTCCGTCATCTAACAAACGCTCCAGTTCTCGCAGGTGGTGATTTAAATCGGTAACGGAGTCCCTAGCGAGTCGTACAGTTACCTTTAACTTATTCATAACAAGTTGCGCATCACATGTCGCACAGTCTAGTTTACCGTGCACGCATAGTTTGTGTCTCGTCGGTTGCATCGTGGTCGCCTCGTTTGTTCTCTATGAGAACTGATGGTTGGTTTGGTTTAAGTCGCCAGACATTGTATGACTTACACTCAGGACACATACGTTTGTCTATTGACGATAGTAATATCATTGAGCCTTTGTACCCGCAGTGCAGACACTCTGCATAATTCATTTCAGTGCCTGCTCTAAGTACCAGATAGCTTTACGTAGTGACTCATCGCCACCTTTGTCACGTTCCCGCCATATATACTTAACAGCGCACATCTTCATGTGGCCTCGGAACTCTTCCTCTGTAGTTTGTGCACGCATCGCATCGATGCACTCGATTTCGCCCTTGGTGTAGTGTGGTGGGTGGTTGACCATGTCCGGTTTAATGTCCGGTTCTTTATGTGCTTCGGCCATCATGTCATCAATCATGGCTTCTTCTTCAGGTGTTAGTTCTTCTACAATCATCCTTCTATCCTTTCCATCTTAAACTTGTTGTACTTCTGCTTAAGTGCTTCACGTAAACTATCGTAGTTGGATGCACCTACTACCATTGTGTATTCGCGACCGCCTTCCCAGTAGCGGATTCGGTATTGTGGGATCACTTGGTCTAATGTGCTCATAACTTACACGCACCTCCTGCACAGCCATCATCTTCATCGAAGTCGACTTCTTCTAGTTCTAGCTTCTCGATCTCGTTCTCTATGGCATCCATAAGCTCAAGCTCACCGCCATAAGCCTCTAGCGCTTCAAAGATAACCTCTAGTTCTGTCTTACTTAATTCCATAGTATTTAACCTATATTAGTTGGTGCGAATATCAGTGTTATGTGTATGACCTGTATACCTAATGTGTATATACAGTCAGACAGGTAAGTAATATCTAGGCGTTTCATTCTTCACCCATGGCATAGTCAGTGCTATCCGTTGAGCCGGTGTCAGCTCTATTTCCCTTGGTAACTTCTTATTCGTATCACGCGGGTTAGCTACAAGGATGCCCACATCTTTCAGGCACTTGTAAACAGATTGCTGAGACACATGCCATTTGAGCGACAGGTCCAATGGGCGCAAGCCTTTATCCAAGTCGGCCTTAACCCTACCATCCTTGCAAGCGTCACGGAACTTATCTACTGGTCTGCGAGTATCCCACGGTAGGTCAGGCTTACCCACTTCGAGCCACTTCTTGTAACAAGTATTGCACATACCCCTAGTCTGGATACGCATGTGCTCACGCTGACACATCTTGCACATTAAGCCATGTCCTCCTTCAACGTATCCCATACGCTTTTAGGTATGATGTAGGACTCGACGCAACCAAAACGAGTGATAGCCGCTACTTCTTTGTTCTTCAGGATCTCAGGCATGATGGCAGAGATGTTGCCGGAGTTTACCTTGTTGGTCTCTGCTTCTTTTTCTATTTGGTCAAACATGGTTGTGTTCCTTATGTAGTTTATCAAGTAGTTCTGTTTCGTTAAGTTTCATTAGTATTAGTTCTAACAGAGCAGTAGGCATGTTGCGCTCACCTAGCTCCCATGCACGAACAGCCCGTTCAGATTGCCATACGAGTTGTCCGAAGGCACGCGTATCTAGCTTGTGCTTCTCCCGTAGGTGTCGAATTTGTAATGGTGTCATTTCCTCTCCTAAACACATTGTGGTATCACTGGCCGAATAAAATGCCCTAGAGGCTACCACCCCTCTAGGGACTAGCTGTTCGACGGGCTTCTCCGTATCCACCAACCACGATGGAAAACCAGCCCCGTAATAATAACCGATTTAGACCGATCGGCAAACTTTTTGATATTTGGTGATACGTTATGCTAACGCCTGAATAGCATCTAACACTTCCTGCACCAATTCGATATTATCTTCGTTGATAACCATCGGGATGCCACCGCTGTTCTCTATTTGTTCCAGATTCTTAAGTTGTAGTGCTGTTGGCTTGTTCTTACCGGCTTTACACTCTATGCCAATGAACTTACCACGGTGACAGACAATGATATCTGGCACACCGCTACCACCGTACCCACCTGTTACGGGGTAGAAGTAGTAAGCACCTGCGGCTTTGAGTTTATCTACAACCTTCTTCTTTACTTTTGCTTCGGGCGTCATAGCCATTACTTCCCACCCCCAAACCTAGTCTCTTTCCCCATATCCACAAAGCCGATGCGAACCTCATCACCTAAGCGGTAGAAGTTGATATTGCTTACACCATGGCAGTGATCTTCCATCCACTCCATAATCTCAGCCAGAGTACCGACATAGAAAGTATCATCTTCTACGTTATGGATAGCGGCATACATTTCATAGCCAGATACAGGCTCATCTTCCGACTCATTAGGCTCCCAATATTCACAGTCACACACATAGCGACCTTCAGCGTGTGAAGCATTACGGTTGTAACCATGCGGAGCATCTGGATGCCTATTGCACTTCACTTCATTGGTGACGTACTCATCGCCTTCTGGCTCTTCATAATTCGCAAGATCAGTGCGTAACTTTCCGTTATCTTTAGCTATGCTAGTGATCTGTTCGTTAGCTCTACGTAGTGCTCGGATTGAATCCAAGTGCTTTTGCTGACTTTCTTTAAGCTCCGCATCCATCTTTCTTATACGCTCATTTTGCATCCCATAAGCAAAGTTCCAAGCGGCTTCTGCAACTTGTCTAGGTGTAAACGAACCATTATGCGCTGGACTATTCCACCACTCTTTAAATGTTTTCATATCTCTCTCTCCGAGTTAGGGAATCCCTAACTTTTTCTTGGTAACTGGTATCCAGTCTGTTG